TCCTGCTGTAACAACTTTTTCAACTAGACCAAGGTCCTCAAATGCTTTAGCAACATCATCGGCTTCGTTTGCAAGTTGTGTCTCAAGAATAGTTAATCGTTGTAAGTCTTTAGAGGATGCTCTACCTTTTGCGTATGCTTCAGATTTTTTAATTTGGTCATACGCTCTTTTTGCTTTAGACACCTTAGTTACTGGGTCAGAGTAAATCATTAACCCAATTTCGCCAACAGCATTTATAAGTCTAGCCGTACCACTTTCTAAATCCCCACCAGTCATAAAGTAAGATATAGGATCTATTGGAGAGTATGGACGATAAAGAGGATTTCCGTCTTTATCTAATACTTGATTTCCTTCTCCATCTAATACTTTTATTTTACCAAATTTTAATTTTTCTTCTCTTACTTTAAACCCTACGCCAGATTGCTCGTTAGCAAAAAAACCTTCACCTAGGTCAACTTCACCTGTTTCAATATATTGTTTAATTGCTTGAACAGCATAGGTCTGGTCAATACCTTCCCATACCGCATCACCTTTTGCGCCAGTGAATTGTGAACCAATAATATTTCCAAGTGTGTTAACTACTGCTTCTACTGGAGCAAACGCAGTTGTAAAACCAACCCTAGTTGCACCTTTAATTGTTTTCCAAATATTATATGGAACACCAAAAAGACTCTTCTTAAAATTAGAATTTGCTTCGTCTTGGGCTTTTTGAATTTCTTGTTTTTCTTTTGCAGCCTTCGATTGCCTGTCAACTTCTGCAAAAGCGTCTACTAGTTTACTTGACCCAATAGAGCCATTCTTATATAATCCAGTAATAACACCAGCCGAAGCGTTTGGGTTGAAAGAAATAGTTCTTCTTAAATCGTCACCTTGAGGCCCGTTAAGAATTGCTGCCTGTTGTTCTATGTCAGCATAGTCTAATTGTTGTTGGCTAAATTTATTGCCCTCGAAGCCCACGATAATATAATTACCATTGGCATCTTTTTTAATATTTGGAGTGGCCACTAAATCCTGCCTTCAGCGCTCAAATACTCCAACATACGTCGAACATCTTCATTGCTTGGGTCTTGAAGATACAATGCTTGAATTAATCTAGCAGATGAATCTGGTTGTTGTTGCGGCACTGCTGCAGGCAGGGATAAAATTTCAGAGCCAGGGCCAGGTCCCATATCTATACCAGTTGTTATTGGTCTTTCTGGATATGCTGTAGGTGCGTCAATTGATGTAACTTGAGGAAGTTGTGAAGAGACAGATGGGACTGTTGGTGCAACTGGATTACCAGCCATAGGTGCAGAAGTTTGTTGTGCCATCTGTGCTTGACCTTGCCCATAGGCTAAGCCTGACATATAACGTGCAGGCTGTGTTCCTGATTGACCAGCGCCGCCTGTTGCTGATATGTTAGCAGGATTGTTCTGTGGTGCAGTTGGGCGCATTCCGCCACGATTCTCAGCCATAGTTCCTCCTACTTAATTTTCTTTGGTTGTTCTTTTGATATATATGGACCTGCAGTAAATGCAGTAAGTTTAGATGCAATCTCCATTGCTTCAAAAGCATCTGCTCCAGCATACAAAGCACCTAGTGCATAACTTGCACCTGAGCCTGCAGCGTATACTCCATCTGAAGATTTGCTTATTGATAACTCTTGGTCAACATCAAAGATTTCTCCACCTACAGCCATTATAAACTGAAAGCGTGTTTCTTTAGTATCTTCGTCAAAGTTGTAACCATTCTCTGACATACACTTACGCAGAGATGGCATTGCCTTTACAATCATAAAATGATAAAGGTCTTCTCGGTCTTGCTTTGTGGGAACTGGTGGTTCCCAAATATGTTGTGCTATGTCACAAGGTAATGTTTCACCAGAACCAGCAATTAAAAACATACCACTTTCCGAAATCTTTTTAACTTCAGGGTGCGTATATATTCTGCCATCAGCATCAGTTGTTTGGCTATCAGCAACTATAAAGCAGCGGTCTTTATGTTCTAATCCAATAATTGTTGTCATTGTCCCCTACTTAATTATCGTCGTCGAATAGTTCTTACGCTTGCGTTTGCTTCTCCGCCTGATGTTAGGCTAGATAATAGACTCTGAATATCTGGTGCTTGTTCTTGAGGTGGTAGTTCTGCTGCTCCTTGTTCTGGAGTAGGGCCTCCTACTGGAGCAGAAGCGGGAGCAGGGGACGTTTGCTCAACCTGAGATTGTGCGCCAGCAGGAGGAACTTGTTGCGCTTGAGGCGCGAATATCTCTTCGATTGCATCTTCTATTGCTTGTCCCTTTTGTCTTGACTTAATGACTTCAGCAATCTTTCTAACAATGTCAGAAGGATCCTGGCCACCAGCGGCCATTTGTGGAATGGCTTGTGTATATGCTTGAAGTGAACCGATAAGAGCATTACGCATATCTTCAATTTCAATCTTCTCTTGCTCTTGCGTAACATTAACATTAAATGGTAACTCTCTCATTGCCATATCCTTGGAGATTAACTTGCCTCCAAGAGCCTGTAACATAAATATAAGTCCTTGTGCTGGATTAAGACCAGCAAGCATTCCGTAACGAACATCAGCAGAGTAATCTTTTTTGATGTCTTTACTTGGCTTGTATTCTAATGCATATGGTGAACCAGCATCTACGCCGCGAATTGTCTTAACTTCATCAAAAAACATTTCGTCAACTTCAAAGCAAAGACTAATAACATCACGAAGTGCTGTAGCAAAGATTGCTTGTGCTGATTTAACCTGGGTATCAAAGGCTCCCATAAGAGCCTGTACACCTTGGCCAGTAACAATGGAAGCGTCGATGTTACCAGTACGTCCCTCTGGATAACGAGCACCGACGCGTAACTCTTGATTTAATAATTGTTGTTCAGTGAACGCACCTTGTGGTAGAGTAAGTTCTACACGGCGAACACCTGCTGGGTTAGATGTACGAATAACTGCATCGCCACCAAGTTGTAACTCTTGTACATCTTGTGGAAGTACAATAGGAGCCTGTACAGATTTCTCTGCAGCCTCCATAGCCAACATAGCAAAACGATTGCGAAGTAATTGAATTCCTAATACATCATCAAACTGCCCACGCATCTCACCATCAATAGATGGACGCTTAGCAACAACAACCATCATCTTACCTAGTGGGTTGCGTGCTTGAGATAAAACTAAATTCTGTCTTGCTGGTATATAGACAACAGACTGATCTTTGTCATAGTAGCGGATAATTTCAATCAAGTTATTAACATCTTGTTTGAATCCAGATGGGCCAAGTAATTGACCTTCATATTCTGGGAATTGTGCTACAAGTTCACCAAGTGTAAGTGAGTATCTTTTTGCAAATGCAATGCATCGTCCATAGCGATCAAATTCAGGATAAGCCATCCTTGGGTTCTCTAGGCGAATGCGAGGCAGTTTTGCTTCCTGATCCAATTCAATTACGAATGGTAGGAATCCATATGTTATGTAGTGGTCCGCACCCGTGTACATAGAAACTTGTAAGTCGGAATTATTAAAATAGTTAGAAGCAATACGGGTACGATTATCAGCAAACCTACGAGCACGATCATTGACCTGATTAGCGGATGAGCAGTTAACCGCAGGAAGTGGTGCCATAACCTCTGAAAGGTCCCTGGCAACGATATCAATAAAATTTGCCACGACATTTGTATCTACACCTTCTGGAAAGAAGTCAGGATAAACTTCAGAAATTCTACCTTGACGCACAGTAAGAACATCGCCTGCTCTAGCATCGCGCTCAGAAGCACGGTACTGGAGTGATTGGACTCTTGCTGCAATCTGGTCTATTGATAATGCCATTGTATCCTATCCAAAGGTTTCTTGCCATTGCTCTGCAAAGGCGTCGTCTAAATTGATTCCGTATCTTTTATCTTTTTGCGCTCTAGTTGCCCAACGATTGTTAGCAAACTTAGTAGCATATGATGATTGCTGCATAAGTTCACGGACTTTGATAACGGCAAACCATAGTGCCATTACAGTATCTGTTGGGTTTTTGGTATCAGGTTTCCAAGTAATCAATTGCTGTACTAAGGACTTCAAGCCCTCAGAGCCTTCATTAGAAGGAAGTTCAATTAGGTTATTATCTTGGAAACGAGAATCTCTTGTTGTCCCAAATAGCGAAGCCATAGAGGCTACACCAAATCCTGTATCCCATTTGTTCTTACCTGTGAAGTGAGAGTTTAGGGTACAGCCATACTGAGCCAACCAGTTGCGTAGATCATCATCTAAGGCGTAAGCCTTCTGGTGGGCGTTAATTTCTATTCGGATCTCCTGGGGTTTGTATTTGATAACCCATTCTTCTATGAGATCTCTAATTCTTTGTGGGGTAGTATCTGTCATATTGACGCAGTCTAATACATAGATCTTACCATCAGAGCGGTTGTAGGTAACTACTACTGCTCCTGTTGCTCCTGCCATAGCGGGGTCGAGGCCGATAACGGTATAAGAGCCATCAATGTGTTTCGGATGGCCTGGGACTCCAGCCTTGAGCGGGCCTCTCTTTCGCATTCCGTTGACACATCCAGCGACAACAGTTGGCGAGAAGATCGAGTCTTCCATAACATCTTCTTGCTGGTAGACCAGCGCCCATACTGAGGGAGCAACTTCAGACCTTCTAGTAAATAACGAGGGTCCATCCCACTTTGTATATAATCCTTTTTCATCTGGCTCATCTTGTTCCCCCTCAGGCCTATCAGTCTTGGGCCATAGGGTTTTCCAGTTGGCAGGCTTCTCATCAAATTCTAATACTGCTGGTTGACTAAAGTAAGTGAATGGCGATTTACCACCAGTCCACTGACCAGGATCTCTCATCATCTTATAAAGATCAATAGGTGCGACACGGGTTCCTACAATAAGTAGTTTTCCGTGTCGACCCAAACGGGTGATGACTTCTTTTTGAAGCCATTCAATTTGCTTCTCCCACTCGTGGGCATTTGCATTCATCACCACATCGTCAAGGATAATCAGATCGGCGCGAGCACCGTAAATCTGAGATCCAAATCCTAATGCTTGTACAGTTGGGTCTTTCTCGCCAGAGTCTCTACCAGTACCTAGATAGATCATATCAGCAGACCAAGTGTTAGAGTCTGCTTTGTATCCACCCTGCGGGCCGAAGGCCACTTGCAGTTTAGTCCAGTTAGGATGACTAAGTCTAGTCTTGATGGCTGAAAGAAACTTTCGGGCCATACCCTG